GCTAAGATCGAGGAAACACTCACTGGAAACAAGACCGTAACAGCCGCTAACTTAACAGAGATAGTAGCCGGCGATACTACTATCACAAGTGGAAATATCTCTGCTACTGCCGACAACATTACATTTGATGTGAAAGCTACTTTACATACAGATGCGCAGAACACAGATATAAACTCGAAAGAAGCTACAACATTTACTGGTAAGGATTTTAAAATTAATACTACTGAACCCTTGTCTTATAAAACTCCTACTGTTTTAGATCGGTATTTTAAAAGTGTACCTTTTAAAGATGGATTAGGAGAGGTTTATAATGTTTTAGTTAGCTCTGACTTTCAATCTGACATAATAAACGTAAAAGATAAAGGTGCAAAAGGTGACGGAGTTACAGACGATACCGTAGCTATTCAATTAGCTTTTGATACAGCAATGATTAACGGTGGGGGTAAAGTTATTTTCCCGGCAGGAACTTACAACGTTTCAAGTACACTAATCATAAGACCACATACGGCGGCGGTTGACCCCGAAGGTAATCAGACTATTCATTTCATATCTATGGATAGAATGCAGTTAGAGGGTCAAGGTCAAGCGTGCATTAAAGCTACTGCCGCTATGGATAATGTTATTAGGACATATGACTATTCATACCCTGATAACAAACCTAGTTATTCAAATTTTTATACTCATATTTCAGGGTTAAAAATTGATGGAAATAACCTTGCTAAAACTGGTATTTTTGTATATCAAGCGTTACATTCAATCGTTGACTATAACCAGATATTTAATGTTGAAAATGGCATAAGCATTTATGGTTATGGCGAACTTGATATAAGGAACAACGTTATTAAGTGTAGTAAAAAAGGAATTATCATGACAAGCGGTGGTGATAGCTTGTTAGAAAAAAATGATATCTTCCTAGACGATAAAGCAATAGGTGTTAATATGACGGCTTACTCAGGTTCAACACTTATTAACAAAAACACCTTTACTCCTACTTATGCGAATAATCCCGATCACGTAGGTTTAAATAGGACAATAGGTGTTAATATCTATAATGGTAATTGGATTGACGCACCAGCTACAACTGGACCTATTCATATCAGTAATAACTCATTTGATGGGGTTTTATGGGGGGTTAAAGCGTTTAGTTCTGTTATTAACAAAACGGTTGATATTGAGTTATTCCATAATAAGTTAGCTAATAATGCTAACTATAATGGTATTAGTTTGTTCAGCGGACAGAATGTACAGAACTGCTTAATTCATGATAATAATGTAGGTGTTAATTACGCTTATGCAGGAGCTATTAAAATACTTGCCGAACTGACAAACTGTAATGAATGTTCTATTGTTAATAACCTTGTATGTGCGTCTACTGATACACCCATCAAACTTTATAGCTGTACTAATATTAGCGTATTAGGAAATTCTATATTTAACTATTGTTTGGATAGTGCAGCAGGAGCGGCGATAGACTTAAGCGGTGCATGTATGAATAACACCATAAAAGGTAATGTTATAAGACAGAACGGAGGAACTTCTACATTAAGTAAAACAGGTATTCAGGAACTAGGAACATCTAACTTTAATGTTGCTAAAGATAATGAATTTTCCGGTTTGGTTAATACGTATTATAAGAAAGTAGGAGCTAATTCTTATTTCAATTATGAGGGGTTCGGGTATGCCGCACCTACTACTGGAACATGGCTGAAAGGAGATGTTATTAGAAATGCTGAACCCTTTGCTGATGATAAAACATTTTGTTGGGTTTGTGTTACATCAGGAACGCCGGGAGTATGGGGCGAAGTTAAATGGATTGAAAACATTTAATGAATTTGAAAAGAGAATTTATGAAAATGACCGTTACAACGGAATTTAAGGAGGTATTAAGATGGAAAATATTTATGATAATTACCGCATGATCGAGGAAGTTAAGGAACGAGCGGTTGAACGTGGTAATGGAAGTACTGAATTTGAAAGCTATGATAGAGTGGCTAAAATTGAGTTTAACGATGGACGCGAAAAAGATCTTGTTGATTTTGGAGATTACCATACAAATGGTAAATAAAGCTTGACATTAACCCTCTTGTATGGTATACTTATTATAGTAACAAATAAGTAAAACAAACAGGAGGGTTAAAGAAGTTAATACTCTAACAGATTTTATTAATTATATTCATTAACCCCAACCCCTTCCGCTTAACCC